TGGCGGTCAGCCGACCAGCGACTACCACCGGGCACTTCGGCGAAACCAACACTCAAGCCCAACGGCACGCCGTCGCGGGCCAGGGCCAGGACCTCGTTGCCGAGCAGGGTGTCCGACACCAGCCACTCGCCCCAGGCGGCATCGGAACGGTCCTCGATGGTGAGGGTGCGCCCGATCGGGAGGGTGCCGGCGTCTCTTGGATGGGTGGCGGTGAGGGGCACCCGGCCGGGTTCGGTGCCCTGCAGGGCGCCGCGCTCGAACACTTCGGTAACTAGCCGGCCCTGGTCGACGACCCGGGCGGGGACGCCCCAGGGAAGGAGGGCGCCAACCAGGGTCCGGCCGTCCCCCCCGTCCCGGAGGGCGAGGGTGGTTACCTGGGTGCGGGTGTGGATCATGCGACCGCCGGTCCTTCCTGGTCGATGCCGGCGACCGGTGGGAGGTCTTCCAGCTCCCGGACCTCGCTCCGGAGCTTCCAGCCGGCCCGGATGGCGCTCTCGTGCGCTTGGTAGCGGGTGAGCAGGTCAGTGCGCACGAGCGCGGCGGCGTTGAACTTCACTGTGGTAGTCGACGACAGCAGCGCCGACAGCGCGACCTCCAAGCGGACCAGCCAGGGGCGGAGGCCGAAGGTGAGGAAGTCGAGTGCCCGCTGTTCGACGTTGGCGTAGGTGAGGCTCCCGCCGGACTCGCCGCCGATCAGCTCCGGCGCGATGTTGAAGTAGCGGGCGATGGTGGCCACATTCGCGCGGGTGGTCTCCAGGAATTGGGCCTGCTCGGGCGGGATCGTGACCGGCTGGAAGCGGGCGCCGCTGCCGAGCACGGCGATGTCGCGGTGGGCGGTGTGCGCCTCCCGCCACCGGGCTTTGAGCTGGTCGGCCCGCTCCTGCTTGATGTCCTGGTCGCTGGTGAGCACGCCGGAGGGAATGGCGCTCTCGCCGAAGAACCGGGCCGCGTACCGCTCGGCGCCCAGCCCTAGCCCGATGGCCTGGCGGGCGTGGGCGATGGGTGAGAGGCCGAGGACTTGGCCGGGGGCGGTGAACGCCCGGACGTGCCAGACGGAGGCCGGGTCCACCAGCTGGCCATCCACCCGGTACTCGACGGCGCCGTTCGGGACGGTCACGCCGACCCGCTCAGGCGCGAGCAGCTCCACCTGAGCGGGGAGCAAGCCGGCGCCGGCCCGGTCGACGATCAGGCCGTAGGCGTTCCCCCGGACCAGGAGCGATTGCAGGGTGGCGTACAGGAAGTCCGGGAGGGACCAGCCGGCCGAGGGCGCTCGCAGCAGCGGCGGGAGGTCGGGCAGCGGACCCCGCTCCCCGCGTCGGTAGGCGGCGAGGGGAAGGGTGCTGATGCTGCCGGCGATGAGGTTGACCGAGGCCCACACGGCGCTGTGCTGCATGGCCGTGCTCGGGTTGACCGGCACCGCCGCATAGGTGGTCGACACCGGGAGGTCGCCGATCTGGAACAGCGCCCGGTCATGGCGCTGCCATGGCCACCGCCAGCCCATCGGCCTAGGTGGTTCCGACGAAGGTCCGCACCGCGCCGAGGTCGATGAGGGCGCCGTCCAGGCGGACGATGCAGCGGAAGGCGACCAAGTCGTTCTGGAACCGGAGCTCGTCGCTGCGCTCGAAGCGGATGCCGTTGACGATCCTGATGAAGTAGCGATCGAAGGCGCCGAAAGCGATGTACTCGGCGGCGTTCGCGGCGGCCGGCATGAAGGGATCGGTGAACACCGGATAGCCGAGGAGGCTCCGGCGGTCGGTGAGGCCGTTGACGGGCTGGCCGCTGGTGTCGCGGAGCTTGCGAATGCCGACGTTGGTCGCGTTGCGCATGAGGAAGGCGGCCGAGGCGGCCTCAGCGTACGGCTCGGCGACGGAGCCGACCAGGTTCCAGAGGGCGTCGGTTCCTTGGTTGGCGGTGCCCTGGGTGCCGAGGCCGCCTGCGGTGCCGGCTGGGCCGGTCACCCCGGTGGCGGCGTCCAGCAGCAGCCCGCGGGGCTCGCCGGAGCCGGTGCCGTTGATCAAGTGGTTGCCGTAGCCGGTCGTGCCCGGCCCAGCGACAGGGCGGCCTGGCGGGCGAGGAAGTCGAGCAGGTTAACGGGGGTGTCGTTCACCAGCTCCGAGGACACCTCGAAGAAGTTGCTGTACTTGAACGCGCCCAGAGTCACCGTGCTCAGGGTGGGATCGCTCTCGGTGATGGGCGCGCCCTCGGCCGTGATCGCCGAGGTCACAAACCCCGTCGACCTGGGGACGACCAGGTTCTCGCCGGTCTCGGTGGTCACGACGGTGGCGCCGGCCCGCATCAGGGCCGAGGTCTCCACGAGGTGCTGGACGATGCGGCCGTAGACATCGGTCGACAACGCCTGGGTGGCCGTGGTCGTGAGCAGGTCCCGGGTGTGGACCCGCACCCGCCCGGAGCGGCCATGGACGGGCTCGGGCACGTCGTCGGGCCACTCGTCGGGGAACTGCTCGCTGTAGACCTCGATGGGCGCCGGGTTCTTCGCGTAGATCGCGCTTCGGAACTGGCGGGCGAGGTCGGCCTCGGCCCTGGTCAGGGTGGGCCGCCCGTTGCGGGTGGCCATGGCCCGCACCTCAGCCAGCTGGCGGTCCCGTTCCTGCTCCATCCGGTCGGCGGCCTCGCGCTCGGCCAGGACGTGCTGTTGGTACTCGGCCAGCTCCTCCGGGGTCGAGTCGCGGCCCTCGGTGGCGGCCCGGGTCAGAACATCATCGGACGCGGACCTCGCCGCGGCCCGCTGGTTGCGGAGGTCGTCGAGCAGCGGCACGGTCCCACCTCGAGCATTCCCAATCTAGATGGTAGAGATAGTAGGAATGATAACCGATACCAGCCGGGCTAGTTCCGTTCCGGGTGGCAGACGCCGCGGAGGGCGACCCGGCCGAGCACGTAGAGGATGCGGCCGTGGTAGGTGACGACGGCGAGGTGGGCGCTGTACTGCTCGGTCAGCTCCCCGTCCAGGGCGGCGCCGTGCATCGCCTGGCCAGCTTCGTCCAGGGTGATGTTGGCGACACGGGCCAGGCTCTCCCGGGCGTGGTCGAGCATCCACTGGCGTTCGGAATCGGTGACCTGCCCGGCCGGGGGCTGGTCGGCCATCTTGGCCAACAGACCAGCGGCGACAGCGAAGGGTGCGAGGTCCTCGTCCCTCATGAGGCCGTTCTCCAGTCTGCTCGGGTAACACGGTAACTAGCAATAACAGGGGTTGTTACCGCGCTATTAGGTACTCTGACCTGGACATTCATGGCTCGGGTAACAAGGTGACAGGGAAGTAGTGGCCCTGGCCGTCGGTGTCGAGCTGCTCCTCTTCCGCCATCCGCCGAACCGTCACCTTGACCAGACCATGGTCCAAGCCGGTCGCATCGGCGATCTGCTTGGGGGTCGCGCCCTGGTTGTCGGTGACGTGGGTGAGGATCCTCTGGCGAGTGTCTGCGTGGGTGTACTGGTCGACGCTGCCCTCCAGCAGCTCCCACGTGCCCAGCTGGCGGGCGAAGGTGAGCGCGTGGGTGGCCTCCTCCAGATCCCGGCCGGTGACATGGAGCACCGCGTCGGCCGTGCCGCGAGCGCGCCTGAGTACCAGCACGGCATCGGCGGCAGCGCCGAGGCCGGCGGTGCCACTGACCTGGTCGACAAAGTCCTCGGCCTCCTGCTTGCGGGTGTGATGCACGAGCAGGATCGCCACCTCGTACCGGTCCGCCAGGGCCTTGAATCTGGCGACGCTCTCGTAGTCGAGCTGATAGGAGATTGGCCGCGGCCGGTCCACGCAGCCGAGCGAACACGTCTACGACGACCAGTCGAGCGTCGGGGTGCTGGTCCAGCCAGGTGGCGATGTGTTCGTCACCGCCCTGCGGCATGGGGGGCACTCGATCGCGAGGGTGAGGGTTTCCGGGCCGGGGTTGTCGCGGGGAAGCATCATCCGCAGCCGACTCTTGAGGCGCCGTGCGGTGTCCTCCAATGCCAGGTACAAGACCTCGCCGGGGTCGACCTCAATCTTGCCCAAGGCCTTGCCGCCTGTGGCGACTGCGACGCTGATCCCCAGCCCCATCCAGGACTTCCCAATCTTTGGTGGGCCGACCAGTAGGGTCACGCCGGTGGGGATGAGACCGGGAACAGCCCAGGTTGGTTCGGCGAGGTCCATGCTCAGCAGTTCCTTGGCGGTCCAGGCGACCCGCCGCAGAGCAATGGGGGATGGCCCAGGGGGCGTTACCGTGTTACCTGGACTCCCTTCCTGCTGGTCAGACTGGGTTTCTAGCGGCAACACCGAGCTGTTACCGCTGGTTGCTGTTACCGGCTCGGCCGGCACTTTGGGATCGAGCAGAC